GATAAAACGGCACGCCCAGGTCAGCGGTCGACACCCACAAGTTGGCCACGTTCTCCCATGCCGGATCGGCGCGGTCGGCCATTGGCACCAGGCCGTTGACCGACAAATCACCGCTGGCGTTTTGCGCGGCGGTGATCTCGGCGGGCGGGACCGTGTTCGACTTGCTCCAGCCGCAGCGCACGTTAGTGCCTGCGGCCACATTCGGCGTGATATTGAAGTAGCTCGCAGGCGTGGTCATCGCCTTCGTTGGCGCGAAGTACGAACCGGCGTTCGCGTAAGTGCCGTCGGCCGCAGACTTGGCAAGTGCCGTCTTCACGGTGTTGCCCGCCGTGTACGGCGCAATAGTGTGGCCTGATGACGCTGCAGCGGTCGTTGCGCTGATAGTGGCCGAAGGCGTGCCCGCCCCGCCGACGTTGGTCGCGATGACCTGGAATTCGTAGGCTTGCGACGCGCTCAGGCCCGTCGGCGTATAGCTCGTGCCGGTCACGGTGGTCGATGCGGCCGTCCAGGTGCTCGAGCCTGCGGTACGGTAGTTCACGGTGTAAGCCGATGCGCCACTTACTGCGGCCCAGGACAGCGGAACGCTGTTGCTTGTCGGCGTGCCAGCGGTCAGGCCGGTAACTTGGCCAGGCGCAGCGACAGCGGCGACGGCGATCGTGGCGGTCCCCGATTTGCTCGGATCCTGCTGGCTGGTCGCAGTGACGGTGGCGGTCTGCGCGCTGCCCGTGCTCGCGGCAGTGAACAGGCCCGAGCTGTTGACGGTGCCGGCGCTGGACGGCGACGCGGTCCAGTTGACGCCTTGCGACGGGCTGTTTGTGCCGGCCACGGTAGCGGTGAGCTGCTGCGTGCCACCCGCCGCGACGTTCGCGCTCGACGGGCTGACGGTGACACCGGTGACGGTCGGAGACGGCGTGCCCGCCGCCTGCGTGGTGAACGGCGAACCCAGGCTCAGGACGGCGCTGTCTTGCGGGTAGGTGTCTCGGTGCAGAACGTGCAGATAGTACTGCGTCGAAGCGGTCAGGCCGGTCCCCGGCAGCGTTTGCGCGCCGGCCGCGGTCACGGTCATGCTGTTGCCTGCCTTGACCTGCGCTGCGGTTGCCGTCGAACTGGTCGAGAACAGCCAGTAGAGCGTGCCGCCGGTCTCGTTCGTGGTGACGCTGCCGGTCGCGGTGGTCGCGCCGGTCGCAGATGCACTCAACGCGCTCAGGGTCGGCGGGTTGTCGACTGGAGTTGACGTGCCACCGTTTGCCTGGAGGCTTCCGGGGTAGATGCGCTGCGACGAGCCGTCTGCAAGCGTGATCTCGATTGAGGCGTTAGTCGGAGCCGTTGAAACTAGCGGCAGATCTAGCACGCTCACCCCTGCCAACTCCTCAGCGAAGACCGTGCATGCCATGGTCACCGCTCCCGAGAACGTTACTGGGTTGCCGCCGTTCGAGCTATCGGAGACCCTTTCGCGCGTCAGCGTCGGGTTTTGCGCGGTACCGCCGACGGTAAAGTAGCTCTCCTCCCAGTTGGTCGCATCCTCGGCAACGATCTGCAGGCCAGTTTGTCCAATTACGACCTTGCCGTCAGCAATTGCCTGGGCTGGGGTGCGAAATTTAGCGATGCCCGTGAAAGACGTCACGCTAGCCAGGCTCGTTGCCGTCGTTGTGAATTTCAGCCTGTTCACGAGCTTCATGGGCGAGTTCTTTCATTGCTCAGCGAGCCGCGCTTCGATAAACGAAAGCAGCTCGTCGTCGGACTTGCCGACTATGTCTTCAGGGGGAATCGCCACCGCGCCAGCCGGGCCGCGCACGATGACGAAAAGAGCGCCAGGAGCCACAGCCTCGGCGCGCACGTTGGCGATCAAGGCAGCGTCGGCGGGGCTCATGGGTTATTTCTTGGTGCGGGCGGTTGCCGCCGGGGCGGCCGGATCTTCGTCTTCGAACGCGCCCAGCGCAGTTGCGGAAGCTTCCAGCTCTGCCGGGCATTCTTCGCCAGGCTGGTACTGCACTGGGTAGATCTCGCCGTCGGGGACGCCCAGGAAAGGCTTTTTGAGTTGCATCGGATTCTCCAAAAATGAAAGGGCCCGGCATTGCCGGGCCCCTGTTGCGTCATCGGACGGCGATTAGCCGATCTTCATGAACTTCATGCACTCCGGGTTCTCCAGGCCGCCGCCAACGCGCTTGGTCGTGTAGAACGACACGTACGGCTTGTTGGTGAACGGGTCGCGCAGCACGCGCACGCCGATGCGGTCCAGGATCTTGTATGCGCGCTTGAAGTCGCCGAACGCGATCGACAGCGCGTTGGTCGCGACGTCGGGCATATCCGGGATTTCGGCCAGCGCATAGCCTGCCAGGGTTGCCGGCTGGCCCGCCTGCAGGGACGGTTGCCACAGGTAGTTACCCTGGCCGTCCTTCAGCGTGCGCACCACCTTGTGGGTGTTGCGGTTCAGGGCAAACTTGGCGCCGTTGGTGAATGCCGACGGCAGCGAGTAGATCAGCGCAAGGATTGCGTCCGCGGTGATGCCGCCGACCGCGCCCGAGGCAGTGGTAGCGATGCCGCCGAGCGGGTGCAGGCCAGTACCGCCGGCAGCGTAGGTCAGCAGACCGCGCGGCTTGTTGGTGCCGTCACCGCTCACGAAGGCCTTGTTTTCTTGGTACGAGAACTCGGTTTCGACTTCGCCGGCCAGCCAGTTTTCCAGGTTCAGCTCGGAGTCGTCCAGCATCTGCTGGGTTGCGCTCGGGTTGGCGTACAGCTCACCCCAGCCGTACGCTTGGGTTGCGAACATCGGGGTGTTGGTTTCGGTGCGAGCAGCGGTTTCGCCGACCCAGCCAGAAGTCGTGCCGCGCAGGTTGATCAGCTTCGAATAGCCGGCGCCGCTGACCGATTGCACCGAGCACAGATCACGCATCGGGGACACGATGATCAGCTTGTCGGTGATGGTGCGGTCCCACTCGATCGGGACGGTGTAGCCGCCCTGGTCCGAGGCGCCCTTGTTCAGCGAGGCCTGGACGTCGCCGCGACGCAGGTGAGCCTGGAAGGCGTCACTGTATTCCTTGTCCTTCAGCGGACGGACGCCACTGGCACCCATTTCGACCGCGGCCATCTTCGTATTGGTGGTGTCGATGGCGGCCTGCAGCTCGGTGATGTGAGCGTTGATGGTGTCGACCTTCAGCGCCTGGAGGGCGTCGTTCTGGCCGCGCTTCATCTCGTCGAGCTGCTTGGTGTGCTCGGTCTTGAAGTCGGCGAAGGCCTTGTTCAGGGCCTCAACAGTCGCTTTCACGTCAATATCGGCGCGAACGTTGACGATGCCGCGAGTGACTTCGGCGCGTGCAGTGGCGGCCAGTGCGGTGGCGATCATCATGAGCGCCATGGATGGTTTCTTCATTGGTTACCTCTCAGATTGTTCAGAAGGGATTGCAGGGATGCTGCTACGTCAGTGCCAGCGCTCGGCGTGGCGTCATTTTCAGCAGCGCCCGGCGTGCCAGAAAATAGGGATTTCAAGGCGTCCCGGCGCACCGAGCGGGAATGCCCCGCACGCGCCATGGATGCCTCGACGAGCGCCAGGTACTTCTTGCTCCCTTGCGCTTTCGTGTCTTGGGTGATGCTCGATCGGTCGACCATTCCGGTGGCGAAACCGTCCTTAACGGCCTGGGTTGCCCCGATCCAGGTCTCTGCGTCCATCATCGCGGCGGCTTCCTCGGTGGTCTTGCCGGAGCGCGCAGCGTAGACTTCAGCCATTGCCTCGTCGAAAGGCGCCAGCTGCTCGGACGCTTCTTTCATGTCGTGCCGATTGCCGACGGCGACCGCCCAGGCGTTGTGGATCATCAGGAACGAGCCGTCGCCCATCAGAATCTCATCGCCTGCCATCGCAATGACCGAGGCGGCAGACGCCGCCAAGCCCATCACTTGCACGGTGACCTTGGCCTTGTGCTGACGCAGCAGGTTGTAGATCGCCACGCCTTCGAAGAAGTCGCCGCCCGGGGAATTGATATTTACGACTACATCGCGAGCGCCGATGCTGCGCAGCGCAGCTCCGATCCGGCTTGCAGTGACGCCGGAACCGTCCCAGGACGCGCCGATCTGCTCATAGATCGAGATGGACGCCGCGTCATCCGATGCCGCAGCACAGACGCCGGGCTCCCATCGCTCCAGCGCTTCGGGCCGCATGTCGAACTGTGCGGCGCCGATGCGGGCATCAGCCTTAATTTCAGGAAGTTTGAGCAGGGACATTCGATTTCCTCATCAGGGTGCTTTCGAGCGACTCGGCGGCCGGGTCGTCAGACTTCGCGAGTTCTTGGAGGTCTCGCACCTCGTTTGCTTTCATCCAGGGCTGACTGCCGCCGGAGCCGAGCGCCTTTGCGAAGAAGTCGGCTTGGTCCTTCAGCGTTCCGCGCAGCAGGGCGCGCTCGTTGAACTTGGCGTAGTAGGTGTCGCGCTCTTTCTCGCTCAGCAGCTTGAGTGCAATCTCTTCTTCCCAGACGTTGAACCAGTGCTGCAGACCGTACTGCACGAAGAAGATTCCCAGCTGCTCGATGCCGCTGCCCCAGGACGTGTCGTCCATCATCAGGAGCGGTCGCGGCACGCCGAAGGCGCGAGCAACTTCTTCGATCTGATGGTCCCGGCTCTCCTTCAGCTCAGAATCTTTGGCGGTATTCGCCCATTTTTCTGCCTTGATGCCGTCTTCGAGCACCATCCACTTGTGCGCGTTTTCAGTGCCGGCATACCGAGATTCGAGGCTGTCGCGGATATTCTTGATCTGCTGATCGTTCAGCTTGTTCGGGTACGACAGCGCGCCGCCGGCCATCACGCCGTTCTGGAAGATCCGGGCCGCAGCCTTTTGCGCTTGCCTTGCGAGGCCGATCGACTCCCGCGCCTTTTCGACGCGGGAAATGCCAATCAAACCGTGCTCATCGTCAGCCAGGTCTGCCAGGTGCAGAACGTCGCGAGCCTGCAGGGTGACGATGGAGCCGTCCGGCCGCTGGACCTCGTAGCGGACAGTGAAGTCGTCGTTCATCTTCGGCATGACCTTCCGCGAATCAAGCGGAATCAGCCGAACTACCGTATTGCCGCGCCAGATAACCCGGGCGTAAGCATTGCCATGCAAGAGCGCGCGCAGCTGCATCGTGCTCTTGAACTTGTAGGCGCCCTGGAACTCGTTTGGACGCTGCTTCAGCACCTTATAGAGCGTGTGGTCGACCGCATATGCCTTTTCGTCACCGCGAACCGTAAGATTCAGCGGCAACATGCCGATCGACTCGGAAATCAGGCTTACACAGCGCAGCAAAGCCATGTTTTCGAGCGATTTTGACGCGGTAACGTACTCACCGCTGGCCGTCTCGCCGCCGCGCATGAAGTCCTGCAGGTCTGCGCTGGTCAGCGCCGCGTATGTTTGGCCGCCCGATGGGCGTGACTGGGCCGCCGGAGCGTCTTTCTTCGCCCGGAATCGGTCAAATAGTCCCATAGGGTTCCTTAAAACATGAGGATGCCGCGCTCGTTGTAGGCCGATTGGCCGACGCCGACCGGGTTGAGCGCCATGAGTGATACGGCATCAAATAGGGCCATAAGAGGGTCGATCTTCGCTGTCCCGCTGGCCTGCTTGGTAATGCCGATGCCGTTCCCCTGAGGGACGATGCGCGCGTTACCTGCGCTCCAGGGCATGAGCCCAGATTTGGCGACCAGCAGGTCGCCGCCTGCCAACTTCCGCTCTGTGGTCTTGATCGCACCTGTCAGGCGCCAGCCCTGGCTGATTGCCACGATGTCTTTCTGGACGTCGAAATCGCGGGCCGCCAATTCGTCCACGATATCGCCGATGCCTGCGGCGTCGACGCCGATGCCCTTTTCTTCAGGTAGCAGCCCAGCATCGCGCACTCGGCAAACGTAGTCGGCAAATTCCTGGACGTCCTGCCCAGGGCGCTTCACGATTGTCAGATTGCCCTCTTTCTGGAAGTCGAGAAGGCGCGGCGCAATTTCCTTGCGGCGCTCGAGCGCGATCTCGTGGGCCCACGCTCGAAACCATGCTAGCCATCGGCCAGTTTCGCGTTCGCGCCCGACTATTGCTAGGCCGAGCAAGTCGTCCAAGCCACCACCATCGGCGCCGACTACCGCTACTTCGCAGCGTGCGAGAAGCTCGTCTAGGGTAAGGACGACTTGCGCCGCCTCCCAATAATCCGCGCCAGCCCAGCGGTCAGATCGTAGGTTCAGGCCAATCTCGACGTTCAGGTGCTTCGCCAGGAACTCTTTAAATTCCTGCTCGCCGCCCTCTTTCGCCTGGCTGTGCAACTGGGTGATGCGCTCGATATCGACCGACGCGCCCCAGTTCGGGTTCGTCACGTAGGCATTATTCAGGTCTTCATAGGCCCGGGCTTCCAGCATCGCAGGCGGGAACTCGTAGATCACCGGCAGGAACTTGCGGTCAGCCACACGCCCGTCACGAACCTTGCGTGCGTAGTCCAGCTTCGCCTTGAACACGCCGGCCGGCGGTTCGTTTGACTGCGTCGTCGCGTAGATGACGAAGCCTTCTGGACGCGATGCCAGGCCGCCGGTCGCTTCCAGCAGCATGTTCGATGCCTTTGCCTGTTTGCCGAACTCGTGCAGCTCGTCGACGAAGACGAACGAGGCCTTCTTGCCGGACACTGTGTCGCTATCTGCTGCGACGACTTTCAAGGTCGCGCCGGTCTCTAGGTGCGTGATCTGCCGGAAGTAGTCCTGTACTTTCAGGCGCTGGGAAAGCTCCGGATCCGCCTTGATCATGTCGCGGATCGGCTTATACGAGTTGTCTGCGATTTCCTTAGTAGGACTGAGAATCAGCAGTTCGGCCGATGGGCGCCAATTCATGATCAGCGCGCACAGCATGATGGCTGCGGCGATCGTGCTCTTTGCGTTCTTCTTCGAGACCATCAGCATGATCTCGTTGATGTGGCGCCGGCCCGTCTCAGGATCCTCGGCGCCGAATACCGCTTGGACGAACTCACGCAGCCATGGCAGCGAAGCTTCGCCTACCGTCGGCTGGCCTGCCACGTCTACCAGAATGAAGCTACTGCAGATTTCCCAAGCATCGGCCGCCACATCAGGGAACAGCGGCGGCAGAGGAATCAAAGACTCACGAGCTACGATTCGGCGCTCCCAGTCTGGACACGCCGTTGAGTAGTCCATGTGTCAACTCCTAATGCTTGACGGCGGCGCCTGGGCCCTTCCGTGTGGCGAACCTGCTCGACGTCTCGCCGACTGGCTTCTCTGGGGTCTTGCCGCTTTCGCCCAGCTTCTTATGCTTGAACGGCGCTGCAAGGCCGGCAGCCTTCAGCCGGAGGGCGACCGGCACTTCCGGATCGTTCATGAAGAACTCCAACACCTCCAGCGGCGACTTGCCGGCCGTCGATGCCGCAAATTCAGTCCCTTCGTTCTCGGGTTTCTTCTTCCGGCCGGCGCCAGGGCGTGCGCCGCCGCTGCGTCCT